TCTCCTATTGGGTGGGTGGGTGAGGGGCGCGTGGCCCCTCGGTTAGGCAAACAGCTCGGCGCGGAAGTTGGTGAGGCCAGCGAACCCGAAGGCCACCGCATCGCGCTTGGCGCGCTCGATGCCAGCCTCGGGCGACTTGCGCCATGTGAAGCATTCGAGAACCGAACCATCTGCGCGGTCGGCGAGGATGCGGTAGGAAGAGGAAGAAGCGAGAAGCATGTTGCCCTCCTTGGGCTGTGCAGTGGCGGGATTGCCCTGCGCTGTTGATGTCCCCTTATCCCATACCTTGCAGAAATATGCAAGCCCCATGTTGCAGAAAAGTGCAAGAAAGCGCCATCCCGATAAATGCCAATCCTAAGCCTTTGAAATTGTTAGGCTTTTAATTAACGGTCTATATAGCCGTGAGCATCAAAAACGCCAAAGAATTGCAGATTGGCTTGTGCTTTCAATGAATTAGGCCAATCACGGCATTAAAGGCAATTAAATGATTTATGGGTGAAGGCGGAAGGGGAGACCCGGACGGGTGGCTGGTGGTAGGTGGTGGGGTGGTGGTACTGTAATATATATAAATAGTATAATTCTCTCTATATATATACAACACTAGCAACATCAAGCACTTGCACGATCCATTTAGGGGTGACGCCCCACCCTCGAATAAAGCCTCTTAAATAAGAAAAGGCCCCGGATCGCTCCGAGGCCCTATCAAAATGATATGTCCCTAGGTCAATCTTCCGTAGCCTCCGGTGCCGGGATGAACCACGCCATTCTCGGTCGGCCCCGCTGGCCCTTGTTCGTGTGGCGGCATTGGATGCCGTAGTCGGCAACCAGCTTGTCCATCACCTGGCCCCGGTCCCGAAGCGTCAAGGCATCGAACGCCGATATGCGGTTGCCCAGTTCTGCCTCGGTCAGCCCCTTGAGACCGGAAGCCTTCAGCTTGGCAATGACTGCCTTGCAGATCGCCTGATGGCTGCTCTCGGCCATGTTGTCCCTGAACATGGCGATTGCGCGCCGATTGTAGAACCTGACATAATCAATCGCCCATTGCATAGGCTCTTGGCCGATCTCGGTATCACCCAATGACCTAGCGACAATCAGACTGATCCGCATGGCGATCTCGCGGCTGCGGTTGTACATCGCTTCGAGGCCGGTTTCGTTCTCGCTCTTGATCGCCCCGACCAGTTCGGCCTCGTAGTCCCGCAGGATGTCCATTGCTGGCCTTGTAAACGGCACCTCGACGGGATCTGGCGGCATGTCATAGGTATTGGTGCCGGTCAGGTTTCCCGCCCCAGAGTGCGCCTGTGCCTGTTCTTGGAGCCATCCAATGATGCGGTCGCCAATCGGCACGATCCGCCGCTCCTGGCTCATCTGAACGCCGATCTCAGACTTGACGATCAGGAAGCGGTTCAAGAGGCCAGATGCGATGTCACCGCCCGAGATGGCCCCATAGAACTCTGATGGCGTAGACATGCCTAGGAGCGTCAAGGACGGCCTTCTGATGACCTTCTCGAAGGACTCCGCCTGTTCCTTCGTAAGGCCGATGGTGGCGTATCCTTGTGGCCGCAAGACGCCATCCTGCCGCCCGAAGCATTCCATGATGGCCGTGAGACTATCAGCCTTATGCTGCATCGAGCGATTGGCGGCAGACTTGAGCGTGCGGCCTAATTCATCGATCACGGAAACGTGGATGGGCCGGGAGATGAGCGCCGAGAAGACGCCGCTGGCGCTGGTGTAACCAGCTGGCCCTAGCAGGTGCCCTAGCTGGGCTGCATCAAGCATGGCCTCGATGACCGTCTTGGCGTGTTCCTTGCCGCAACCAGTCTCGCCAATATTGAGCAGGTACAGGTTGCTAAAGTTGCGCTGGCTGGTTGTCCATCGCCGCCCCATTGCAACGGCCCCAAGGGCAATGGCGGCTTGCACGGCAAACTGCGGCTGCGTTTTGATGGCGGTTGTCTCATAGTACCGCACAACGTCTTGGAGCACGCCAGGGATCGAGAGCAGGTGCGCCGGGATAGATGCCAGCGGATTGTCTGGCGTGACGCTGGTGATGCGTTTTGAAGGCAGTACACCGGGAGTTGCCGCCTTGCCGTGGTCGATCTGAACCTTCGCCTCGGGCGTCCATTCATGGCTCGGATCGGTGGCGATGTTAAGGAAGGCGGCTGCGTTCTTGATTGCCGCACTCATATTCCCGCCATGCTCGAACTGGAGGTAAAGTTCGAAGCAGTCGAAGGCGTGTTCATTGCCAAACGGATCGGAACCGTGATGGCTGAATGCCGTGTTATTATCGAACACATTGCATCCGGCCAACTTCGTCCCGCTGTTCGGGCTTAGATACCGATTCGGTGCGGTGCGCTTGTAGCCATACTTGACCAGCAACTCACCGATATTGTGCGCCGCATTATAGGCATCGATCACGGATGTGCCAGGATTGGGCGCGCGAACCCGAACCGGGGCTTGATACTCAGGCCGAACCTTCCACGGGCATAGGTCGAGCATCTGTGGACGGAACTTGTCCCATTCGTCCCACATGACTTGAAGTTGCTTCGGCAGGATCGGAATCTGATCGAAGGGCAATCCCTCCCATACATAGGGCTGCATCGTGTCTGGATGGATCGACGGCGGCAGGACATCTTGCACCGGACCACCGCGAAGCTCAAAGACAGTCGTATTGCCACGGCCATCCTTGTTCGGCCACGCAATGGAATGGCGGGATAGGTCATCCCGATGGGCGCGGAAGATCAGTTTGCCCCGCCCCTCCCGGCCCCGAATTCTGGCGGTTGATGCCATCAAGGCGTCAAGGTCTAGCCCCAACCCATCGAATATAATCCGCGTCCATTCCATGTGATCGATGTCGATGGCGCAGGTGCCTGTCCATTGATGGATGAGGCCGACATTCCAAGTCGGATTCTTGGAATAGAAGTCGATGGCACCTTGGCCGGTGAGTGCCTTGTCCTTCTGGTTCCAGCCGTAGGATGTCGGCCCCTTCTGCCCTGCCGGGATCGGGACAAGATACCAGCCGAGGTCGGTGTACTGCTTGATGCTCGCGGTGATGGTCATTTATGTGCGGCCTTCAAAAAACTCCGTGAGCAGCTTGATCGTCTCATATCGAGCGCCAGGAGCGCCATCCCGAATGGCCTTGATCGTGTTGTAGGAAAGGCCGGTGGCCTTGACGATTTCGGGAATATCAGCCCCGGTAAGGCGGGCACGAATCTCTTCGATGGATAGCATGGTCTTAACTCCTGTTTGGTGATTGCAATTTTTTCTATTGCACGCATTTCAGAAATATGCAATAAGCCATTCCGTTGAGAGAAAAGGAGGCTGACAATGAGCAGCAACATCACGGGCCTTTGCGGGGCCTGGCTTGAAGCCAAACGCCGCGAGGATGAAGCCAAAGAGGCCCGCATCAAGATCGAAGAAGAAATCTCCCAGGCACTGGACGCCAAGACCGAAGGCGCAATCACGCACAAGGTCGAGCCGTACAAGGTGACACTCACCCAGCCGATCTATCGCAAGATTGATCTGGCAATATGGGAGACCGTCAAGCACGACATGCCCGCTGAATCTTGGCCGATCAAGGTCAAGATCGAAGTGGACGATGCCGGATGCAAATGGCTGGCAAAAGAGCGGCCTGAACTCTGGTCCATCGCTGCTAAGGCAATCACCGCAACGCCGGGAAAGATCGGCGTCAAGGTGGTGGCGGATGAGTAAGGACATCTACGGAGCAGCAGACGCATTGCAGTATGCGCGAGACCACCTCGTCATTGCAAAGACTGACAAGCTAAACCGCGACCATCATGTGCGGTGCGCTATTGAGAACCTGCGAGAGGCAATGAGGATACTCGGTGTTAAGGAGGCCGAGAACGATGGCAATTGATCTAAAGAAACTGGAGCGCCCGAAAGGGCAACGGCCCATCATCGCAACGGTGTTCGGTGAAGGCGGCATGGGCAAGAGCACATTGGCTGCGATGTTCCCGAGGCCGGTGTTCATCCGCACGGAGGACGGCACCGCTTCGCTTGCTGGCAATGACGAGGTGATGCTTTTTCCGCTGGTCTCATCGAGCCAGGAAGTCCTCGACCAGATCGAGGCATTGGCAACGCAGGAACACGACTTTAAGACGGTCGTGATTGATAGCATCACGCAGCTTGCCACGCTCATCGAGCATGAGATTGTTGCAGCCGATCCGAAGGCGAAGAGCATCAATCAGGCCGGTGGCGGTTACGGCGCTGGCTATAACACCGCCGCTGAGAAGCACCGGCAGGTGCGGGAATGGGCTGGCGCACTGGCATACGAACGCGGCATGAACGTGATCTTCATCGGCCACGCTGACACCGAGACGCTCGATCTGCCAGACTTCGATCCGTTTGCCAGATACACGGTGCGGATGCACAAGAAGTCACTGCCGCATTACACCGACAACGTGGACCTCGTGGGCTTGATCCGGCTCAAGACATACGTTCGAGGTGATGGCGACAAGAAGCGGGCGATCTCGACAGGCGACCGGGAGATCATCTGTTTCCCGCAAGCGTCGAGCGTCACCAAGAACCGTTTCAACATCACCCAGCCGCTGCCGTTCACATTCGAGAGCGGAAACCCTTTTGAAGCCTTTGTAGCAAAGTAGGAGAAGAGAATGAGACTGAATGGATTTGATGCGAATGTCGTGGAACCGAGCGCGCCGCGCGAAACGATCCCGGCTGGCAAGTACAAGGCCGTGATCACCAAGAGCGAGGAGCGTCCCACCAAGGCACAGACCGGCTCCATGTTGGTGCTCACCTGCCAGATCATCGAAGGGCCTCACCAGGGCGTCAGCCTGATGGACCGGCTCAACCTCAACAACCCCAACAAGACGGCGGAAGAGATTGCCCAGAGGACGCTCTCGGCCATCTGCCGCTCGGTTGGTGTGATGATGCCGAATGAGAGTTCTGACCTCCACGACAAGCCGATGATGATCATGGTCAAGGTCAAGCCCGCAGAGGGCAATTATCAGGCATCGAACGAGATTGCCGGATACGAGCCGTGCGAAGGCGGCGCACCAGCTGCACCTGCTGTTGCAACGCCGCCCTGGAAGAAGAAGTAGGATCAATGGTCAAGGTAAGGCGGTCAGGGCGGGGCTTGGCGTGGCGGGGCTTGGCGGTCTAGGATGGATGTGTCTAGATCAGATTTGTTTAGGCGGTTCTGGCTAGGTCTGGACTGTCACGGAGTGTCGCATTCAGTTCTGGCGGTCATGGATGGATGGGCATCGCATGGCTCGGTTCGGTTCGGCGGTCGAGGCATGTCAGTGCCGGGATTGTCGAGGCAGGGCGGTCGTAACTAGGCATGTTGCGTTGGGGCAGGGTCCGTTCTGGCGGTCCTGGCTTGGTTCGGCTAGATAAGGCTCGGTCCGTTCAGCCGGTCCTTTAACCACTCTTTAACCTTTAGTGTGTAGCGTAACAGAGTTTATTAACAGCCAATTCCAAGGAGGATCAAATGGCTAAGATCGAAAACAACACGAATGCAACATTGAGCATTGACGCTCTGAAGCAGGGGCGCGTCACGCTCCGCATCATCGGCAACACGCCGATGTTCTTTAATGCGATGAGCGTCAAGGCCAAACGCACGCTGCTGATTGGTGGCGGCAAGAAGACGGCGGCAGAGAAGAAGGAGCTGAAGCACGATCCCGAGAGCGAATATCAGGCCAGTGTCTACAAGACCAACATCGGCCCGACGATGCTTTGCTTCCCGGCTCCCGGCATCAAGAATGCGATGGCCACGGCGGCGCTCGTCACCGACGGCATCAAGAAGACGGACGTTCAGCGCCTGATCTTCCTGCCGCAGGAAAAGGTCTCGATATGGGGCAAGCCGTATCTCAGGATGGACGTGGTGCGGAGCGCCGACATGAACCGCACGCCCGACATCCGCACGCGGGCTTTCTTGCCGCGCTGGTGCGCCGAGGTGGATATTGCATTCGTCACACCGACGCTTTCGGTCCATTCGGTGGCGCATCTGCTCATGAATGCCGGTGTCGTTTGCGGCATCGGTGATTTCCGGCAGGAAAAGGGCAAGGGAAGCTACGGCACGTTCCGCCTCGTTGCTGGTGAACAGGATGAAGCCGAATGGGCCGAGATTACGAAAGAGGCGCGCGACGTTCAAGAGGCCGCGCTTGCCAATCCCGAAACGCATGATGAGGAAACGCGCGAACTGTGGGCGATGCTTCGCCAAGAGCGCATTCGGAGGGCTGCATAAATGCCAGCATTCAATCGGACGTATCGGCAGAAGATCATTGATGAATATCTCAATGATACGGGGCGCAACAGCTTCGTGCCTGCCGAGTTTCTTGACTGGCTCAAGCCGCAGGAGGATCACCGTGCATGGTCGATCTTCTGGGGCAAGGATGATGTCGAGGCGGCATATCAGTATCGGTTGATGTTGGCGCGGCAGTTCGTGGCTGGGCTTCGGATCACAGTCAACGTGAGCGAAACGGTTTCGGTCAAGGTTCCGGCGTTCATCTCTCCGGTCGCGAACCGGCGCGAGGGCGGTGGTTACGTCTCGGTCGACATGACGGAACGCGACACCACGGATGAATTGCTTCGTCAGGCGGCGGATGATCTGCGCCGCTGGATCAAACGATATGCTGGTGTCTGCGAGATTGCCAAGGTTGACTTTGCAGCGGTCGAGGCCGTCATGGGTGCGATTGAGGTGATTGCGAACGATGAGGAGGAGGCGGCTTAGGCCGCCCCTTTATTGGTCGAGGCGTGGCGGTTGCGGAAAGGCAATGCTGGGTAGGGCATGGCAAGGCGTGGCTAGGCGGTTCAGGCCTGGGGCGACGGGGATTGGTTCGGTCCGTTTAGGCGGTCGAGGTGAGACTTGCAAAGATCGGTCAAGGATAGGCTAGGCGGTTTTGGTAAGGAATGGCGTGTTCTTGTATGGTCGGGCTGGGCTAGGCGGTCAAGGCGAGGCATATACAGACGAGGCGCGGCAAGGCGGTCACAGGAGTTAAAATATGACAACAGACACCTATGCAATCGAACGCCTGATGAAGCAGCAGCTAGACGGCAACTTCTGGAGCTTCGATGTCGAAGGCCGCATCGTTTGGAATGATGTTGCTGTTGACTTTATCCCGCAGTTCAAACGCTACACATGGACGGACGGCGAGGAAGATCGGCCCAAGGCGCAAATCGTTCGCCGCGATTGGTCAATGGATGACTTTCAACGGATGGAGAAGCTGCGGATCAAAGGCCGGTCATGGAAGGACATTGCCAGGAACTTCGGAGCAAGCGATACGGCCACGAGCGATTATTATAAGCGCGTCATTGCCCAGCAAGATGCGAACATGACCAAGGAAATCACGATCAGGCGAATGAAGATCGTCAAGTGGCTGCATGATAAAGCCATACCAGTGAAAACCATTTGCCTGTTGATGGGCTACGAGCGAAGGTTGGTTGAGAGCGTAACAGGGAGGGAATAAGAATGAAACTAGACATGACATCGCCAATCGTAAAGGCGATCTATCAGCGATACGAAGACAACCGCCGCAACGCACACAGGCCGCATCTTGGCGGGTCGCAGATCGGGAACATCTGCTCTCGCGCGCTTTGGTATCAATTCCGGTGGACCTATACCGAGAAGCACGAAGGCCGCATCTTGCGTCTCTTCGAGACGGGAGAGCGCGAGGAAGGACGGGTGATCCAGAATTTGCGCGCCGCCGGTTGCACCGTCTGGGATCGTGATCCTGCAACAGGCCAGCAGTTCCGATATACGGCGGTTGGCGGGCATTTCGCCTTGAGCCTCGACGGAGTGGTCGAAGGCTTGCCGGAAAGCACCAAGGTCCACACGCTCGAAGTCAAGACCATGAGCGAGAAGTATTTCAAGGTGCTGTGCAACCTCGGCGTCGAGAAGGCGAAGCCGGTCTATTATGCACAGTGCCAGATCGGAATGCACCTGAGCGGGCTGGATCGCTGCCTGTTCATTTCGGTCAACAAGAACACCGACGAGATTTACGCAGAGCGGCTGAAGGTCGATCATGCCTTTGCAGAGGCGCTTATCGAGAAGGCCAGAGCGATCATATCGACCGAACGGCCACCGCTTGGAATCAGCAACGATCCGGCATGGTTCGAATGCAAGTTCTGTCCGTATCATTCGATCTGCCACGGAGATGGCGCTGCGGAACTAAACTGCCGCACATGCGCCTTCTCGACGGCAGAGACCGAAGGCTGGTCATGCGCCAGGCACAAGAAGGCACTCGATGAGATCGACCAGCGCAGCGGTTGCGGTGATCACATCTACAATCCGGCACTGGTGAAGTTGCCGGTGCATGACAGCGGCGAAGACTGGATCGACTACATTAACGAAGACGGCGAAATCGTGCGGAATAAGGGAAGGGAGTTTCATAATGGGTGAGCGCCCGTCTGAGTACACACGAGATGAAAACGATTGGTATGTAGAACCATCTTGGTGCATTGATGCCTTGAGGTTTAGCGTTCAATTCAAAGGCTCTATCCATGATCCATGCTGCGGCATGGGAACGATTCCGAATATGCTAGGTGCAACCGGAGCCGATTTGATTGATCGTGGATATGGCTATGAGAGCCAAGACTTTATGAGCGATCTTCGTGCATACGATAATATTGTAACCAATCCGCCGTATGGAATTGCACAATCAATCATTGAACACGCCTTGAAGATCACGAAGCATAAGGTTGCCGCACTTGTTCAGACAAAATTCCTCGCATCTCAAAGGCGGCACAGTTTGTTTCATCGCCGCGAAATGCAGAAAGTGATCATGTTTAGTCGCAGACCTTCTATGCCTCCAGGCGAAATGCTGCGCACGCATGGTGAATCCATTCGCGGTGGTGGGTCTATAGATTTCTGCTGGTGTATTTGGGATCAAGACCACATCGGCTCAACGACGATTGAGTGGGCTATATAATGCTAGAACTTCGCCCTTATCAACGCGCCGCGATTGATGGCCTATACAATTACTGGTCAGACAAGAAGGGCGACAACCCCATCATCGTCGCACCGACCGGCTCGGGCAAGAGCCTGATCATCGCGCATTTGATCAAGGATGCGATGAGCTATCCCGGCACGCGCGTTCTGATCTTGACGCATGTCAAAGAATTGCTGGAGCAGAACGCCAGCGAGTTGGTTGCGCTCTATCCCGATGCAGATGTCGGCTTCTATAGCGCCAGCCTCAAGAAGAAAGTGCTGCGGAAGCCGATCACGTTTGCGGGCATTCAGTCGATCCACAAGAAGGCCTATCAGATGGTGCCAGCGCCTGATCTGGTGATCGTGGACGAGGCGCACCTGATCCCGAAGACGGACGGCACACGCTACAACAAGTTTCTCTCGGACCTTCGCATATGCAATCGCGGTGTGAAGGTGGTCGGTCTTACGGCCACGCCCTACCGGCTCGATAGCGGCTGGCTGCACGAAGGCGACAACGCAATCTTTGACGGAATTGCATACGACATCCCGGTTGCCGATCTCATGGAGCAGGGCTTCCTGGCCCCGGTGATCAGCAAGAGCGGTGTCAAGACCATCGACCTCTCGAACGTCGGCAAACGCGGCGGTGAGTATATCGAGAGCGAACTAGCCAAGGCTGCATCGGACCCGGAATTGGTAACTGAAACAGTTGCAGAAATCGTGCGATATGGTGCGGAGCGAAAGGCGTGGCTCGTCTTCGCTTGCGGTGTCAATCACGCCGAATTGCTCCGTGCCGAGTTCGAGACGCATGGCATCGAGGCAGATGTCGTGACCGGTGCCGATAACATGAGCGCACGCGGCGAGAAGATCGAGCGGTTCCGGCGTGGCGGAAGCAAGTGCTTGATTAACGTCAACGTTTTGACCACCGGCTTCAATGTCCCGCATGTTGACCTCGTGGCAATCGTAAGGGCCACCGAAAGCACCGGCTTATACATCCAGATTGTCGGGCGCGGCACACGCATTGCGCCGGGGAAAGAGAACTGCCTGGTGCTGGACTACGGCGACAACGTGATGCGCCACGGCTTCATTGATCAGATCAAGCCGAAGATCAAAGGCCGCACGGAGGACGGTCAAGCCCCGGTCAAGAAATGCCCTGAATGTTTGACTGTCAATCATGCCGCCGTTAGAGTGTGCATCGAGTGCGGCCACGAATTTCCGCCTCCGCAATTCAATCACGGCACGAAGGCATATTCTGGCGCGATGATCTCCACACAGGTACAGGCCGAATGGGTTGAAGTTGACGATGTGGGCTATTCCCGCTGGCGCAAGGAAGGCAAGCCAGATAGCATCCGCGTCACCTATTATTGCGGCCTGATCAAAGTTTCAGAATGGCTATGTCCTGATCACGGAGGCTATGCTTCGGAGCGATACCAGAAGCGGATGCCATCGCTAGGAGCGTCTGCTATGACCACTGAAGACGCCATGCAAGAGTGCGACCACTGGATCAAGCCGCGCAGGATAAAGGTGAAGCCAAATGACAAGTTCCACGACATTGTACAACTCGACTATAGCCAGCCCAAGCGCCTCACCGCCGCAGAGTTGGCAGAACTACAAGAGCCGCTGTTCTGATTGCGTGAGCCTGTACGATGCTCGATATTGCACTCATTGGCGTGACGTTGTACCTGATGATGTACAGAAAGAAGGCTGCGATGCG